AGACCAACTTCTCCTGCAGAAGGATTATTAAGAGATAATACTACAACTGGTGCTTTAGAGTTTTATGATGGATCTATATGGCAACAAATAGCAGGTACATTAGTTCCTGATTACCAACCACCAGTTGGGACTGATCATTTTATGCCTACATTATTTACTGGTAATAGTACAACTGTTACAACAGGTTTTCAAGCTGATTTAGCTTGGGTTTCAAATAGAAATAATGCAAATGGTAATTTTATTTATGATTCAGTAAGAGGTGCTAGTAATAATCTTTGGCCAACTGATAATTACGCTGAAGGTGTTAGATCAGGTGTAACTGCTTTTAATGCAACAAGTACTACAATAGGTAATTACTCTTCAATTACTCCAGGCGGCAATAACGTACAGTGGGCTTGGAAAGCTGGAGGTACAGCCGTATCAAATCCTGATGGTACTACAACTTCAACAATATCTAAAAATGCAACTTCTGGTTTTAGTATTGTAAAAACTTCTTCTGCCGGTGGAACAATTAATGTAGGTCATGGTTTAGGATCCGATATAGGTATGATTATACTTAAAGGAGTAGACGTTGCAGAGGCGTGGCAAGTTTGGCATAAAGATGTAGGTACAGGAAAATATTTACAACTATCTTCTGATAGCGCACCAACAACTAGAGCTAATAGTTTTTCTACTGTAAGTTCTACAATATTTGAAAATGATTGGACAAGCAGCGCAGTAGTTTGGATCGCATATTGTTTTGCAGACGTGACGGGTTATCAAAAACTGGGTACATATACGGGGGCAGTTGGCAAGGAAATAACTTTAGGTTTCCAACCAAGATTTGTATTAATTAAACGTATAGATTCGGCATATAATTGGCTAATTTATGATAGTGTAAGAGGTAGTTCCGGGGCTTTAAATGATAGATATGCTATACTTCCAGATTCTGGTGCATCAGCCGAAATTACAAGTTCTGTTGTATTTGTAAATTTCACAAGTACAGGTATAGATTTTCCAAATTCTTACGGTGGTACAAATGCAACGGGTGGAGAATACATATACTTGGCAATTGCTTAAACAAATAATACAATATGGCAACAACAAAAGTAATAAATGATGTAATCGATTTAAATCAGACTGGTAATACTACAGCTTTAAAAGGTTGTGTAGGTACAACAGTACAACAACCAACAGGCGTTGAAGGTATGCTAAGAACAAATACTGATTTATCATCTGCTAGTTCTACTAGCGCTATGCAATTTTATAAATCAACAGGTGACCCTTCTACAAGTGGTTGGGTTACACTTACAAACTTTACAACTCTTGATCAATGTAATTATCCTACTACAGCAACTGCATTATATCAATTAGATGGTAATGCAAATGATACTTGCGGAAATTATAATGGTACTGCATCTAATATGACATGGACTACAGGTAAATTTGGAGAGTGTGGAGTGTTTAATGGGACAAATGGAGCAAGTGGAAGTAGAATTTTATTATCTAATGATGTTGATCAATTTCCAATGTCTGTATCTTGCTGGATTTATCTTGACGCAGTTCAAGCTTCGAGCAATGGAGCTGTAGTGTTTGAAGGCCAACAAGGTATGGGTATTAATTTTACAGGTGGTAATCCTACTTATTTATCTACTCAAGCACAAAATAGTCAAACTGGTCAGGTAGATTCTAATTCTACGTTAAACACTGGTCAATGGTATTTTGTAGTTGGTATTTTTAATAGTTCTAGTTCTTCTGAATTATATATTGATAATGTAGCTCAAAGTGGAAGTTCTAGTATTGATTATCTTACTTCAGATGAAAACGCAATAGGTGGTAGAGATCATTATGGTTATACAGCAACATTTAATGGTAAAATAGATCAATTAAGAATATTTCCTAGCGCATTAACCACTGCTCAAATGACACAATTATACAACGAGGCATAATGGCAATAACAAAAGTAACAACACCAGATTTAATAAATCTTCCGTATAATAATACAGATGGAATAATACTACCTAAAGGAACAACAGCTACAAGACCAGCTAGTGCTGTTGATGGTGAGTTTAGATATAACACTACAGATAAAAAAGTAGAATATTACGATGGATCTAATTGGTATCAATTAAGCAGCAGTGCAGCTGTACCTCAATCAGGAACAACAGGTACTTGTAATTATCCTACAACAGCTACTGCGCTGTATCAATTTGAAGGTAATGCTAATGATACTTGTGGAAATTATAATGCTACATCAGTAACAGATGTAACTTATTCTTCAACAGCCCCTGCTCAATTTGGTCAATATGCTCTTGCAGGTTCCAGTCCAGAAATTGTTACAGGTATAACACAAGATTCTAATGTTCCGTTTACTTGGTCGTTTTGGTTTTATGCAACAGGGACTCCATCAACTATAGATAATATAATTGCGGCAAGCAACCAAATAAATGTAGGATTAGAATTTAATAAAATATGGTTATTTACAGGTGGTTCTAACAGAGGAAGTGGAACTTCTGTTTCTGTAAACACGTGGACACATTATGCTGTTACTTTTGATGGTAGTAGTGGATTTGTTACATATTTAAACGGTTCAGTAGCAGAAAATATAACACAAACACCTCCTTCGTTTACATCTGGAGATGTAAAATTATTATTAAATTTGTATGGTACTTGGGGACCTTTTGAAGGAAGATTTGATCAATTAAGAATATTTCCTAGTGTGTTAACAGCAACCCAAGTAAATGCTTTATACACAGAAACAACACCTTAGGCTAAAAAACAAAAAAAACAAGTAATAATAAACTATAAACCTATTGTCAAACATTTAAAACCAAAACCAATGACACTATATTACCAGACTCATTCGTGGAATAGTCAACCACAAATTTCAGATGAAACCAAAAACTTATGGAAACACCTTGCTGACAAAAAGCATTGGCGTATAACCCAGTTACCAAACGGTTTTTATCAAACTGAATACCAAGATCCAGAAAAAGATAATTGGATCGACATAACTAGGAGAGAAACAATTGAAGGAGCTGAAAGTGCTATTGACGCATCAGTCGAGCATTACAGTAAAAAAATTGAGTTCTTGAATGGTCCAAAAGTCGTTAAGACCTTTAAATAAAATCAAATAATCAAATTAAATTTAATTCAATATGTCAGACTTAATAGTCAAGAATCTTAATTTTGGGCAACGTGCTCAGAATCAAGTGTTTAAAGGAATTGATAAACTCACGCAAGCTGTTAGCTCCACTCTTGGGGCTAGCGGCAAGTGTGTATTACTTGAAGATGACAATGGTAAACCTATTATAACTAAAGATGGTGTTACTGTTGCTAATTCAATAGTATTATTAGATCCAGTAGAAAATATGGGTGCTACACTTTTAAAAGAAGCAGCCAGAAAAACAGTAAACGAAGCGGGTGATGGTACAACTACAGCTACAATTTTAGCACATGCTATACTTAAAGAAGTAAGAGAAACTGATTTAAAGGTAAGTGCAAGAGAATTAAAAGATGGTATCAACTCAGCTACAAAAAAAGCAATAAACTATTTAGAAAAAAATAGTATACCTGTTAAAGGTAATATGATAGACAATATTGCTACAATATCTACAAATAATGATCCAGAGCTTGGAAAAATTATTGGTGATGCTTTTAGAGCTGTAGGTAAAACAGGTGTAGTAATGATGGATTATTCACCAAAATCAGAAACAGAAGTAGAATTAGTTGATGGTATACAATATGATAAAGGTACTTTAAATGCTAATTTTATTACTAATCAAGAAAAGAAAAGTTGTGAACTAGACAATCCAGTTGTATTATTAATTGAATCACCAGTAAATAACATAAGACAAATACAATCAGTATTAGAGTATGTTATAAAAGAAAAAAAATCTTTGCTTATAATAGCAGATGTAGAGCCACCAGTTATGGCCACATTAGCTATGAATAAACAAAAAGGTAATATAAAAGTAAATATCATCAATGCTCCTACATACGGAGTAAACAAAAGAGAGCAGCTAGACGACTTATCTATGTTAACAGGTGCTACGGTAATAAATGAAGATTTAGGCGATGATATGGATCTTATACAACCAGAAATGTTGGGTACATGTTTAAAATCTACTACTACAGAAAAAGATACTGTAATACAAGTGGGTGAACCTTCAGAAGAAATTTTAAGCATTATTACCCAAATCAAAGATGAAATAGCTGATGGACCATTACCAAGTAAGTTAGTTGGTTTAGAAAAAAGATTAGCTAGGTTATCAGCTAAAATAGCTATAGTTAAAGTAGGTGCAGATTCAGATATAGAATTAAAAGAAAAGTCTGATAGAATAGAAGATGCTATATGTGCTACTAAAGCTGCAATAAAAGAAGGTATAGTATCAGGTGGTGGTATAGCATTATTAAATGCTGCACTAGATATTAAAGAAGAAAATGAATCTGAAAAGATTTTAACTAAAGCAATATTATCACCGTTTAAAACTATATTAGATAATGCTGGTATAGAAGTAAAAATACCTTCAAAAAAAGGTACAGGTATAAACGTAGTAACTGGTAAAAAAGTTAATATGATTAAATCTGGAATAATAGATCCTTTGTTAGTTACTAAAAGTGCTTTAAAAAATGCAGTGTCTGTAGCTACAACAATACTATCAACTGATTGTGTAATTAATAATTTAAGACATAATGAAGGCGATAGGAAATAATATTATTATAATACCTAAAAAAGTAGTTACTGATAAAACAAAAGGTGGTTTGTTTATAATAGAAAAAGATCGTGAAGATATAAGATATAAAGAAGCTACAATACATTCAGTAAGTGATAATATAAAAGGTATTAAAAAAGATGATAAAATATATTATGACAAACACGCTGGTCATGGTATAGAAGTTAATAAAGAAAAGTATACAGTTATAAAATTACAAGATATCGTTGTTGTATTATGAGAAGACTCAGTGCAAGCGATATTAAAGAACTAAACTTATTTAAACATTATAGATTAGTTCGTAAATGGGCTTGCAGAAACAATAACTTAAACGATGCAGATTTAGAATTATTAATTTACTTCGACTGTATGGGTTTATTTTCAAAGCAAGATTTTAAAGTCGGTACTTATGCTTACAGTTGGGATAACAGGCGCTGGAACAAAATGATAAAAAACGATTGGATAGTTGTATGGAGAAATCGTAATAGAACTACACAGAAGTATAATATCTATCAAGTTTCTTTCAAGTGTAAACAACTAATAGCTAGAATGTACCGAATTATGTTAGGCGAAGAAGACGTACCTATAAGTAAAAGAAGAAATAAAATAATGCGAGGACAAACTTACACAGATAAAGTTTTAATCACTGCAATTAAAAATGTTAACAACGATAAACAAAGATAATATGAATGATATGAATAAACCAATAGGTAATGTAATGCCTAATCAACCTGGTACTGGTAACCAAGCTTTATATGATGGTCCTATTAAACAATATTCTGATCAGCTAAATCAAGCTAGTAATTTTTCTCAAGGCATGATGATGAAAAGTCCTTTAAAACAATTATCATCAGAGGCTTTAGTTTCACCTTTTAAAATGGATGATTTATCTGGCGATGGTAAAATAACACAAAAAGATGTATTAATAGGCAGAGGAGTTATAGACAAAGAAGGTAGCCCACTAACTAATAAAGATAACCCAAGAAAAGAAGCTAGAACTTTAGCTGGTAAAAATTTTAAATCTGAAAGAAGAATGGCAGGTTTTGCTGAAGATACAGAAAGTAATAAAGCTAGGTTTGAATCGCCTAGAGTAAAAACAAAAATTAATAAAAAAGATATAACTAAAAATATAAAAAAGTCTTAAAAACAATAATTATGAAAAAATCACCATTTTATCAAAAAGGTTCTGAATCCAAAATGGGTAAAGGCTGTGCTGATACTTCTCAAGGGTGCATTAGAAAAGACGGTAGTGGATTTAAAATATTAAATAATAAAAAAGGCGGAGTTTGGAGAAGTGGTTATGCAACTAGAAAAGAAGCATTAAACCAACTAAAGGCAATGCACGCAAATTAATATGGATACTAAAAAATTAAAATCAATATCAGCTGAATTAAAAAAAGCTTCTGCTATGCACAAGGCCCAAGCTTTAAAAATTGATAAAATATTAAAATCAATAAAAAAATAAACATCATGCACGAAGATAAAGCATATAATAAAGCAAGTAAAAATAAAAAAGTAGGTATAGTAGGGGAAACTCACATATGGGATGGACCATTAAATCAAACAGGTAGATCTCATGCTTCTGGTGATAGCTCAGGTATAACAGGTATGCAAGTATCTAAATATCCACAATCTAATACTGAAATGCAAGTTAAATATCCTGTAACAGCATTAGCTCAAGGTAAGAAAATTTAACATGAGCGTATCAGATATAAAATTACTCTCGATAAACGGGTTAGCTTTAGCTATTTCTATGACACATTTAGAGGTTTCATTAAAAATTGTACTTTTGCTAGTAACTATTGGATATACAATATCTAAGTGGGTAAAACTTAAAGAAAAGAAGTAATATTTAAACCATGGCATACGTACAGTCTAACTCACCTTTTTTAAAAAGCAATGAACCTAGAAAAACAACTAAGGGTAAAGGAAGAAACTTCAGAACTACTGAAGAAGGAGCTGGAATGACTGCTGCTGGTGTTAAAAAATATAAATCTAAAAATCCAGGTAGTAAATTACAAACTGCCGTAACAGGTGATGTTAAACCTGGAAGCAAAGACGCTAAAAGACGTAAATCTTTTTGTGCAAGAGCAAAAGGATGGACAGGAGAAAGAGGAAAAGACGCAAGGCGCAGGTGGAAATGTTAAATAAAACGATATAAATAATAATAATAAAAACCATGGAAAAAGGACACTTTGGAAAGTATACTGGCAATGCAAGGCATGCTCATACTCCTATAACTAAACACAACGTGCATGACGCTGAGCGTGATGATGCTGCTCATATTTCTTATTTAAAAAAAGATATTGATTATGATGCAAAACATAACAAAAGTAATATTGATATGACAGCTGATGAAAAACACATCTCTAAGCTTGCTGGAGATATTAAATATGACTCTAAAAAATATAAGAAATAATGGGATTTAAACTACCAAAAATAGGAAAAATATTTGCTAGTACTGCAGGGACTAAACCTCATGCTATGTCTATTGCAAAAGCTCAATCACCAAAACCTGCACAAGGTAATGTATCAGGAAGTAAATCACCTTTTCATGTTACAGCTACAAAAAAAGATTATGATAGCGGTTATGGAAAAAAAGGAGAAACTTTTAGAGAATATAAAAACCGTACTATATCTGATGGTAAGTATACTAAACCTTCATTTCCAAAAGCAGAAAATAAAGATGGTAAATCTACTGGTAGATCTAGCGCGACAGGATCAACAGCAAAAAGACGTACTCAACCAACAGACACTAAAAAAACTACTACTACTAATACAACAACAAAAAAAGACAATACAGTTAGAGGAAAAGTAAAAACTATTGATCAAAAAAACAAAGAGTTTGATAAAGCAAAAGCAGATCAAAAGAAAAAAGACTTACAGTCAATGTCAAAAGACATTACTAAAAATTTAAAATCTACTAAACAAAACGAAAAATCAACTAAAACTGAAGTTAAAAAAGATACACGAACTGCTGGTCAAAAAAGAGCTGATAGAAAAAAGAAAAAACAAGACATGAAGGCCGCTGGAGCAAGCAGAAAAGAAATAAGATTAGCTAAGTCTAAAGATAAAGCAAAAGAAACTTCTGAAAAACTAAAAACTGCAGACAAAGGAAGCAAAAAAGCAGAAAGAATAAAATCTATTAAAAAAAGACAAGAAAAAAGAGCAAAAAGAATTCAAAAAAGAATAGATAAATCAAAAGGACCTGCTGGTTATGCGTCAGCTGCTCAACGTAAAGCAGTACATGCATCAAAAGCAGAAAAGAAAGCGAAGTAATAACGCTTATTAATTACAAACAAACGAAAAACTAAAAACTAAAAACTAAAAACAATGGCAAAATTTATAAAATTTAAATGTATAAACACTGCAGTTGTTGCTCCATTAGGACCAATCAACAGCGTGCTTGTAAATGTAGAAGATATAACAACAGTAACAGCAACAGGTGCTACAGGTGCTAATGCTAAAACAGTTGTTATAGGATTAACTGGAAGAGCTGCACAAGCTGCTGGTTATCAAACATTAACATTAGCAGTATCCACTTCAACTGGCTCTGCTGTAAATCCAACATTAGTAACAGGACAAGACAATCCATTAGTAGGAGCAGTAAGAGGTGCTATGACATCAAATCCAGGAGGCGTAGTTACTACTTGCTCTCTAGGAAATGATCAAGCAGCAACACCTGTACAAATGTACTGGAGAACAGCTACTTATGCATAAAAGTATTGGTTTCGGCGATAGTGTAGAGAAATTTACTACAAAAACTGGAATCAAAAATATTGTTGACAGAGTATCACAAGGGCTTAATATCCCTTGTGGTTGTCAGCATAGAAAAGATAAACTAAATAAAATGTTTCCGTATAAAAAATAATATGGCTTTTAAAATTAAACCACCTTATACAATTGATAACACACCAGTGTATCATTTAGATTTTGAAGAAGATGGTTTGCTTGGTAGAGCTGACAAAAACGGAAGTATATTAATAAATAAAAACATAACAAACCCTAAACAGAAAGCAGACGTAATAAAACATGAAAAAGTACATCTTAATGATATGAAAAAAGGTATACTAGACTATGATGATAAAAACGTTTACTGGAAAGGTAAAAAATATCCTCGTTCTAAATTTAATGAGGGTAATAAAAATTTACCTTGGGAAAAAAGGGCTTATAACGCATAAAACAAATAAAATGGGATACGGTAATAAATCAGTAAGTGGAGTACATCCAATACTAAAACACATGAATAAATTAGGAGGTAATCCTGAAATTAAATATGATCCAATCGCACATGATGAAAAAGGCATGGGTAGAGGTGGAAAACTAGGTACGGCTAAATATGGTCATAAAAGTGAAGGTATGCCTAAGCATGGATATCATGACAAAGGAATGCCTAAGTATGGTAAAAAAGGCGAAGGTATGGCTATGCATAATGGTTATCCTCACAAAAAAGCTAAATATGCAGGAGAAGGAAAAGGCGGTCAAGATGTAAACGTTGATTCTAGAGGTGTTGTAGCTTTATCAGCCAAAAGATAAATAATGTTTAAATTATTACTAGGCCTTTTAGGTAAAGGTAACGGAAATAAATCTGTTGCTGGCGGTTTGGCTTGGGAAATAAGAGAAGCAATAAAAGGTAAGGAATTAGATCCTGAAAAATTAATAGAATTACAGACTAAGATAAATGCAGTAGAAGCCCAGCATAGAACATTGTTTGTTGCTGGATGGAGACCATTTATTGGGTGGATATGCGGCGTAGCACTAGCATATAATTTTGTTGTAAGAGACTTGATTATATGGTTAACACCTACTTTCGAAACTCCACCCGCCTTACAAATGGATCACTTAATGACAGTACTTTTAGGTATGTTAGGATTAGGTGGTCTTAGAACTTATGAAAAAATAAAAGATAAAGTAAAATAAAAAATAATTATGTATCAAAAAAGTCAAGACGATGTTTTTACTGATGCAGTTGATGTTACATTATCAGCTACATTACGAGCACCAGGCGCATCAGCTGCAGGTATACCATCTGGTCAATTTACAGATACCACAGCTAATATAGCTGCAACAGCTCAAAAAGTTATTGCTTTTGCTTCAGGTGGAACTTTTTTAGGTTCTGCTATACCTAGTACTAGAGGTACTGGTGGCGCTCCCTTATTAACAGACACAGGATCACAGATGACAAGAACTGGTGCATCTTATGAAATAGAAACTGATGGCACAGGGGCAATTACAAATGTAAGAGTAGTACAAACAAGACCTGCTGGAGCTACAAGTGCTCCAACAAATCCAGGAGCTGGACCTAACTTAGGTGCTAACACACAGACTATAGTCTTTGATGCAACATCACTTAACAATGCTTTTGGTCAAACTAATATTACAGGTAGTTTATCTATAGCTTTAGCTGGAACTGATTTACAACCACCAACTAGTGGCACTGATGCTGGTACTGATGGTGTTTATGAAGCAGATCCTCAATCAAATGGTAGTTTTGGATTATATGTAGGCGCAACTGGTGATATTAAATTAGAATTAGTTGCTGCACTTACAAATCAAACAGTTACTATTAAAAGTATTCCTGCTGGAACAATACTTCCTTTACAAGCTAGAAAAATTTTAATTGGTGATGCTGCAACTACTGCTACTGAAATATTAGCATTATATTAATAAATTAAATTTAAATTAAATCAAATGAAAAAAGTAGAATCAAAAGCCGAGGAGGCTAAAACACAAATTACTGAAGAACAATTATCTAAAATACAGAAACAGCAAGAAATTTTAGCTGGTCTATTAAGAGATATAGGTTTTTTAGAAGGACAAAAACATGGTTTATGTCATAAGTATGCTGGAGCAGTTCAGGATATGGATGATTTTAAACTAGAGCTTGAAAAAGAATATGGTGCTGTTAATATTAACTTAGAAGATGGTACTTATACACCTATAGAAGAAAAAAGTGAGTAGTGTAATAAGAAAAATCAGCATAGGAGCTGATTATAAAAATGACGCTATGCACTATGCTATAGGACAGCAAGTGTATGGCGGTCATACTATATCTCATATATTATATAATGAAGAAGAGTTTTCTTATAATATATTTATTAAAAAAGGAGACGAGGTATTACCTTGGAAAAAATTTAATTCCAATATGGCTATATCGGTTGAATATGATTTAGAATACTAATGAACAGTGTTTATGATTTTATTATAAAACCATTAGGTGAAAGATATAATAATAAAGTAAATATTGATAATAAAGAATTAATTATTAATTCTAGTATTTCAGATCATAAATTTGTTAATAGGCTTGCCAAAGTAGTTAGTATCCCATTAGCTATAAAAACAAATATTAAAATAAACGATATAGTTATTGTACATCATAATTTATTTAGAAGATACTATAACATGAAAGGACAATCTGTTAATGGTTCTAAATATTTTAAAGATGATTTATACTTTGCATCAGAGTCACAAATATATTTATATAATAATGGTATTTGGAATACAAATAAAGATTTTTGTTTTATAAAACCATTACAAGAAAATAATGAGTTTAGTGTTGAAAAAGTAAAAAAGAATGTTGGTATACTAAAGTATGGTAATAGTTCATTAGAAGTGCTAGGAATAACTACAGGTGATGTTGTTGGGTTTAAATCTAACAGAGAATTTGAGTTTGTTGTTGATAAGCAACTTTTATATTGCATGGAATCAAATGATATTTTAATTAAGTATGAACACGAAGAAAACCAAAGAGAGTATAATCCAAGCTGGGCAGAGAGCGGTAGAAGAATTAATTAAAGTAGCTAAAGAAGCAATAGTTGATTCTGATGATGATATCTCTGCAGACAGATTAAAAAATGCAGCTGCTACAAAAAAACTAGCTATATTTGATGCTTTTGAAATACTTAATCGTATTGAAGAAGAAGAAAATATGTTAAAAGAAACTAGTAAAAAAGATAAAGGAGCAAGTTTTAAAGGTTTTGCAGAAAATAGATCTAGATAATGTATAAGCAAACTCTTTATAAAATTTTACCTAATCATATAAAATCTAAAATACTTAAAAAAAATAATAGATATAAAAAATGGGAAGCAGGTTATAATGAAGAACATGATATTGTTATTATTAGTAAAAGTGGTAAGATTGGTGAAATATATGAAATACAAGGTCTTAAAATTGCGCTTCCATTAATAGAAGATGCTTATAAAAGATCAGATAAAAAAGAAGAACAGTATTGGGAGGTAAAAGAATATCCTAAACAATTAGATAAAATTAAAACTGTATTTGATTGGAATAATTATCCTGCTCAATTTAAAGACAAATGGTATGACTATATTGATGAAGAGTTTAAAAGACGTGAAGAAGGGTTTTGGTTCTATAACAAAGGTATTCCTAGTTATGTTACTGGTTCTCATTACATGTACTTGCAGTGGACTAAAATTGATGTCGGACACCCAGAGTTTCGCGAATCCAATAGAATTTTCTTCATTTTCTGGGAGGCCTGTAAGCTGGATGAGCGCTCATATGGACTGTGCTATCTCAAGAATAGACGATCCGGTTTTTCTTTCATGGCATCTTCAGAGCTTGTACACCAGGCCACTATATCATCAGATTCCAGATATGGTATTTTATCGAAGAGTGGCGCTGATGCAAAGAAGATGTTCACAGACAAGGTTGTACCGATATCCGTTAATTACCCCTTTTTTTTTAGACCAATACAGGACGGTATGGACAGGCCCAAAACGGAACTTGCCTACAGAGTACCGGCGTCCAAACTTACCCGTAAGAAACTCGATCAGAACGAACGTGCCGAGGAACTCGTCGGGCTTGATACCACGATCGATTGGAAGAACACCGGGGACAACTCGTACGATGGGGAGAAGCTCAAACTTCTCGCCCACGACGAATCGGGCAAATGGGAGAGGCCGGACAACATCCTCAATAACTGGAGGGTTACAAAAACAACATTAAGATTAGGTAGTAGAATAATAGGTAGATGTATGATGGGTTCAACATCAAATGCATTAGATAAAGGAGGTACTAATTTTAAAAAACTATATGATGCGTCAGACGTTACAAAAAGAAACAGAAATGGACAGACTAATTCAGGACTATATAGTTTGTTCATACCTATGGAGTGGAATTACGAGGGATACATCGATACTTATGGATTTCCTGTATTCGAAACTCCGAAAAAAGCGGTTAGAAGTATCGATGGCGGAGAAATTAAAATCGGTGTCATCTCACATTGGGAAAACGAAGTAGAAGGATTAAAAAATGATCAAGACGGTTTAAATGAATTTTATCGTCAGTTTCCAAGAACTGAAAAACACGCTTTTAGAGATGAAGCAAAACAATCTTTATTTAATCTAACTAAGATTTATGAACAAATAGATTATAATGAAGATTTAAGAAATACAAACATCCTTACAAAAGGAAGTTTTCAATGGGAAAATGGTGTAAAAGATACAAGAGTTATTTTTTTTCCAAACAACAACGGCAGGTTTTTAGTATCTTGGATACCACCTGTTAATTTACAAAATAAATATATAATTAAAAATGGTATTAGGTATCCTGGAAATGATCATACTGGTGCTTTTGGCTGTGATAGTTATGATATCTCTGGCACAGTAGATGGTAGAGGATCTAAAGGAGCATTGCACGGTTTAACTAAATTTTCTATGGAGGATGTTCCTCCAAATAGTTTTTTCTTAGAATACATAGCTAGACCACAAACAGCTGAAATATTTTTTGAAGATGTTTTAATGGCTATATCATTTTATGGTATGCCACTACTTGCAGAAAATAACAAACCTAGATTATTATATTATTTAAAAAGAAGAGGTTACAGAGGTTATTCTATGAATAGACCAGATAAAGTTTATAATAAATTATCTGTTACAGAAAGAGAAATAGGTGGAATACCTAATACAAGTGAAGATATTAAACAAGCACATGCTGCTGCTATTGAAGATTATATTGAAAACTTTGTTGGTTTAATTACTAAAGGTTATGGAGATATGTATTTTCAAAATACATTATATGACTGGGCAAAGTTTAACATAAACAATAGAACTAAGCACGATGCTTCAATAAGTTCTGGTTTAGCTATAATGGCTTGTAATAAAAATAGATACACACCTCATGCTAAAAGAAATATATCATCAGTTCCTTTAAAGTTTAAGTCGTATGATAACAAAGGATATAATTCAAAAATAATCACATAAATGATTAACATAAACTATAACAGCAGCTTTCCAGATCAGGTAGTACCTGAAGCAGAGAAAAGATCTTTAGAATATGGATTAGCTGTTGCACAGGCAATAGAACATGAATGGTTTCGAAACACAAGTGGACAAAATAGATTTATTAATAATTATCAAAATTTTAATAGATTAAAATTATACGCAAGAGGTGAACAACCAGTTCAAAAATATAAAGATGAATTAGCTATTAATGGTGATTTATCTTATTTAAATTTAGACTGGAAACCAGTACCTATATTATCTAAGTTTGTAGATATAGTTGTTAATGGTATGACTGATAAAGGTTATGAAATAAAATCTTATGCTACGGATCCTTTTGCAGTAAAACAAAGAACTAATTTTGCTACAAACGCTTTAAGTGATATATATAATCAAGAAATAATACAACAACTACAAACACAGTTAGGCCCTCAACCTGCTTTAGCTGCTTCTGCTTCTCCTGAAACATTACCAGCTAGTGAAGATGAATTAGATCTTTATATGCAATTAAATTATAAACAAAGCATTGAAATAGCAGAAGAAGAAGTAATAAACAATGTTTTAGATTATAATAAATATGATGAAACAAAAAAAAGATTAGCTTATGATCTTACTGTTTTAGGTATAAGTTGTGTTAAAACTAATTTTAATTTATCTGAAGGTATAACTGTAGATTATGTAGACCCAGCTAGTATTTGTTATTCATATACAACTGATCCTAATTTTGAAGATCTTTATTATGTAGGGGAAGTAAAAAGTATGTCATTATCAGAAGTTAAAAGACAATTTCCTAGTTTAACCGATAAAGAATTAGAAGAAATACAAAAATTTCCAGGTAGAAACTCTTATACAAATACTTATTGGGGTCAGTCTACACAAGATCAAGTACAAATATTATATTTTGAATATAAAACATATCATGATCAAGTATTTAAAATAAAACAAACAGAAAACGGATTAGAAAAAACATTAGAAAAAGATGATACTTTTAATCCACCAGAAAGTGATAACTTTAAAAAAGCTTCAAGATCTATAGAAGTTTTATATACAGGCGCAAAAGTGCTAGGGCTAGGTAACAATATGCTTGAGTGGAAACTTAGTGAAAACATGACTCGACCTAATGCAGACACTACAAAAGTTAATATGAATTATGTTATTTCTGCTCCTCGTATGTATCAGGGTAGAATAGAATCTTTAGTAAGTAAAACAATAGGTTTTGCTGATATGATTCAATTAACTCATTTAAAATTACAACAAGTATTATCAAGAATGGTACCAGATGGTGTATATGTAGATGTTGATGGATTAGCAGAGGTTGATCTAGGTAATGGTACTAACTATAATCCATCTGAGGCTCTTAACATGTATTTTCAAACTGGTAGTATTGTTGGTAGATCATTAACACAAGATGGTGAATTAAATAGAGGTAAAGTACCTATTCAAGAATTACAGACTTCAAATGGTATGTCAAAAATATCAGCAATGATACAAACATATCAATACTACCTACAAATGATACGTGATGTAACCGGTTTAAATGAAGCAAGAGATGGTAGTACGCCTGATAAAAACGCTTTAGTTGGTTTACAAAAACTAGCAGCAGCAAATTCTAATACAGCAACAAAACATATATTACAATCATTAATGTATATAACAGTTAGAACTTGTGAAAATATAAGTTTAAGAACAGCTGATATGTTACAGTTTCCATTAACAAAAGCTTCTTTATTAAATAGTGTTAATACTTTTAATACTAATACTTTAGAAGAAATAGATAAACTTCATATACACGATTTTGGAATATTTTTAGAATTAGAACCTGATGAAGAAGAAAAAGCTCAACTTGAAAAAAGTATACAAATAGCATTACAAGCAGGTAATATTGGTTTAGAAGATGCTATAGATATAAGAGAAATTAGCAACATAAAACTTGCTAATCAAATGCTTAAATTAAAACAAACAGAAAAAGAAGAGAAAAAACGAATAGAACAATTACAAAATATACAAGCTCAAGCAAATGCAAATGCTCAGTCAGCTGAAAAAGCAGCTTTAGCTGATGTTCAAAAAGAACAAGCTATAGCTCAAACTAAAGTTCAAATAGAACAGGCTAAATCTCAATTTGAAATAGAAAGAATGGAACAAGAAGCTTTAATTAAAAAACAATTAATGGCTGAAGAGTTTGAATATCAAATGAAATTAGCAGAAATGCAAGCACAAGTGCAAAGACAAAAAGAACAATCAATAGAAGATCGTAAAGATGAAAGAGTAAAAATACAAGGTACACAACAAAGTGAACTTATAAACCAACGACAGAATGATTTATTACCTCAAAATTTTGAATCAGCAGGTAATGATAATTTAGATGGTTTTGGACTAGAGCAATTTGGTCCTAATTAAGAGTTATTATTAATTTTATATTATTATATTATGTCTAAACAAAAAGAAGTAAAAACAAAAGAAGAAGAAG